CTTAAAGTCTGATGTCATTAATATTATCGAAATATAATTAATATGACTACTGTCATTAGTGCCCCAAGACCGCCTTCTAATCCTTTTGGATTGATCCAGCCTAGTTATTCCATGTTCAGAATCTGAACCGCTGAGTTTAATGTCTAATGACTACACCTATAAGATAGGTATATTGGCTAAGCAAGAAATAACAATATGATCTTTATGTTTAATTATTTTAAAACATCTAAAAGACCAAAGATTTCAAAGAAAGCCTGAATTTCTCTAAGAGAAATTAAGGTTTATTTCGATGAAGTCATCTGAGTTTCGCGTATGTCAATATTAAAAGATGAGCTTAGTATTTTACGGGTAAGAGTCTATAATTTAATTAAGAAAAGCGGTTTTCAATTTACTTTTAAGTATTTGAAAGCTGTTCTTCATTTAACTATTAGATTCTTATCTGGTAGACCTATTTTTATATATGCTCCTAAAGGGAGCCCTTATATAAGAATAGATTCTAACGGTTTACCTAAGATTCTTCCTCTTAAACTTCGTCGTTTTCTTATAGATTGCGATTTAGTTAAAGATTCAAGAACTTTAGGAGCCATTCTTTCTTTAATTTCTATATTTAGAGTATTTCCTACACATGTTAAACCTAAATTGGATACTATTGTATCCTCTTTTACAGGTTCTATAAAGACTTTTAGTCATTATAAATTAAAATTAGCATGTGAAGATTTACTTAATAATATTATTAATCGAAAGCCAAATTTTGTTTGTAAAATCATTGGTGGTGAATCAGCTGGTCCTAACGGTTTTAAAGCCGCTTGGACTAGTGGAATAGACGCCTTGGCGTTTATCCATGAACCAAAGTTATTATTTTCATTATCTTTATGATTTTGAAGATATTCTAAACTTTTGTTCTTCTGATTATACTTTCTTATACTGCTTGGAATAATTCCTTACATTATATTACTTGTATTATCACCAGTTCTAAGATCAAATCCTTTAATTGCAGGTAGATTATCTGTTGTATATAATGTTGCTGGTAAAGCCAGAGTGATTGCTATCACTAACTGGTGAATACAAGCAGCATTTAAACCTCTTCACGACGATCTTTTTAAAATTTTAAAAGATATTCCTGAAGATGGTACTTTTGATCAGGATAAACCTTTAGATATTTTGTTATCTAAGGAACTTGATTCAAAAATATACAGTTTTGATCTATCTGCAGCTACTGATCGTCTTCCTATGGAAATCCAACGTGACATTCTTAACATTATATATGATGATTCTATTGGATCATTATGGTATAATATTTTGAAGTCTATTAACTGAAAATACGAAAATTCGTATTTTAAGTATGAAGTTGGTCAACCTATGGGAGCTTACAGTAGTTGAGCTATGTTAGCTATTACTCATCATGTTATTACTAGATTAGCTTCATTAGAAGTTAATTTAAGCAATTTTTCAGATTATGCTGTTCTTGGTGATGACTTTGTTATTAGAAATGACAAAGTATCAGAACAGTATCTAATAATAATGAAATTATTAGGTGTTGAAATAAATTTGGATAAATCTGTCATAAGTGACAGATTTGCTGAATTTGCCAAACGGTTAAAAGGGTCTAATATAAATATTACTCCTATAGGTCCAGGTTTAATCCTAAGATTTATAAGAGATAAATTTTATATTGGGTCACTAATATCTGAAGCAATCAAATTAAAATGATTTAATAATATTGATGACGTTCTAAACCCTGTATTAGAACGTTTCCCAAAAAAGGGAAATATACTAACACTAGTTCTGTGGGTTTGCTCTGGAGCTGGAGGTGCTTTTGTAGCACAACCGAAAGGTACTGATCATCCGTTAACGGATAGAATGATACCTATTTTCTTCGGTCGTTACATAAGTCCAGATAATATAATAATATTAAATGGTCTTATATCCTCAATTGGTCTGTCTTTCATAAAACAGATCAGATGGGATCTCCAAGCTCAGAGAAAGCTACTAATCAAAGAAATTGAAATACTTTATTCATTTAAATGAAATAAAGTATTCGTTTCTCGATTAGTACCCACAATGATCTTAGAATCATTGCTTTTGGCCTTTTCTCCAGGTTTCTACCTTTATTTATCAAAATTTGATAAATCTTGAAAGGAACTGGATATGAAATTTGATCTTATCAATTCAGGTTTTACTGATTGAGAAGATATTTCTAGATTAATATCTATGGACACATCTTTAAATTTTATCTCTATCGACTGATCTAATAGAAAAGCCGTTAAGGAGATAGGATTAAAGTGCACTAAGCTTATTAAGCTTATGCAGGATCATTTTGATCAACATGTTCCCCATAAAAGAAATCATAAAAAGAATGCTAATCGTATAAATATAGCAATCTTTTAATATCCATGCGCTTCTTTCAATAGAAGAAACTCGGAAAAGAC